AGGCTCTGCCCACCATTTGCAACCATAGTGCAACCGACTTAGTAGCTCGATTAATTACTACCACCTCAATATCTGGGCAGTCGAAGCCAGTCGTCGCTATTCCGCAGTTAACTAGGATGCCGTTTTTATTTGCAGTAAATTGGTCTATTAGCGCCGTCCGTTCCTGTGGGCTTTGTTTTGAGTGAACGGCGTAAACTCTGCCACCTCCCAACTCCTTAGCAAATGCCTCGGCGGTGTTAATCGTGGCAGAAATGTTAACGCAAAATACAATAGCTTTTTTATCCGCCCATTTTTGGCAAAATTCCTGCACAACCCCTTCGTAAACCTTAGGGCGATTAAAAGCATCGTCTAGGCTCGCCTCTGTGTACTCACCTCGGGCAGTTGCTAGTTTAGAAGTATCGACGGGATGCATTGCATAAGTTTTTGGAACCGCAAGCCACCCCTGCCCAATCAATGACTCAATCCCAACAGGGCAAACGATGGCGTTATACTGGTCCTTTAGTGGCGGATTGGATACAGGCGTTGCAGTGGCTCCAATTACAAAGCCCTGGAATCCCTTAATAACCTTTCGGAAGTTTCCAATATGCGCCTCATCCACCACAAGCAAATCGTACTGGCTCAAATCCAACCCCCGCTTAATTTGGTTATTCAAAGTCTCCACCATTAAAATATCGCAGCTATTTAGCCGCCCCGCCTGAGTCAGCAACTCCCTGCGATGGGTTAAAATTGCAACTCGCTTGCCTTTCAACGCTGCCCGCGCTGCTATGTCAGAAAATATAACAGTCTTGCCCGCTCCAGTAGGTAGGCAAAGGATCACCCGCTTACTGCCGGAAGCAAACGCCCTCTGCACTTGGGCCACGCTATCCACTTGGTAATCCCTAAGCACTTTGCACCTCCATTCCTAAGCCTTCGACCTGCTCAGTAATACAAAGCAACTCTTTAGCGGTGTTGTAAATGCGCCTTTCTTCGCGCCTATATTCCAAGCTATTGGAAAACTGCTTAAAGCTATTAATTGCTGTGCTGTGATCGCGGTGAAGCCTCCGACCTATTTCGGCATAGTGCAGGGCGTAATCGTGGCGCAGTAGGTAGACGACCAAATGCCTAGCCGTCATAATATCCCCGCGCCTCATTTTGCTGAGCACCTCCGCGGGCGTTACATTGCAAACCATACAGGCCACCTGAAGCACTTTCTCAAATTGCCCCATCTTTGAAGTAAACTTAATTTTCGGTGCTAAAATTTCCTTTTTTAGCCCTGCTATTTCCTTCTCATACTTTGCAACGGTGTAAGCCAGTTTGTTCTCAAGCTCCCGAACTCTTTTCGATTTCCTCGAGTATTCCAGTATATAATCCATCAAATTTAGTTGTTAGTGTGGTTAAAATTTTATCCCTGCTCCGCGTATCGTTCTCGTGAAACCGTATCCGTTCCAATATCTCGACTGAAATTAAAGACCGTTTGTATCGTGCCTGTTCCTCTGGGCTCAGTAGCGCCCAAATTAATGCTGTAATGCTTTTTTCTTTTTCCATAAATATAGTGTGCTGTTTTGTCGGTGATGTTTAAGCGCTCGCCTATTGAGCGCCAAGTAAGGCCGAAGTCATCCCGCAGGATTGCGACGGCCCAGATTAGGTTATAATTCATTGGTTGCTTTCTTCTTTGCCCTCTCCTTAGCCTTTCTCAGCCTTGCCTGTTCTCTGCGTTCAACTTGCCTCGCCTCCAGTGCAAAAAGTTTCTGTAACGCTGCCGCTAGGTCATTCTCAGCAACTAAGCAACGACGGGTTAATTCATCGCCCCTGCCTTCCCAAGTCTTTGCTTTGTCAAGCGATCCCAATAACTCCGAGCGCGACGACATTAATTTAATTTCGTAATCTGTAATTAGATTGGATTTCTTGCGCAATTCTCTGCTCAATCCTCGCACCTGAGCGCGGGAAGCATTTAACGCCAATGCAAGCGCAACGGCTGCAATAGTGGCTAGTGTGGTGTAAAGTATCATTTTTGTTTAGTTTTTCTTTGGGTTAACATCTGAGTGTACTCATCAAAATGCGGGATAAATTCGTCGCGTTCAAACTCATAAGGCCGAGCCTCTGGTAAACGATTTAGATCGCGTTTGTACTGCTTGAATTTCCAAACGGTGAAACTGACTGCAACGGCTAACGGTGTTGCTAGAATAAGGTAGATTGCATCCATGATTTTTAAAAATTACGCCTGAGATTCTACAACTAATGCAGTGCCCAAAGTATTTGAATATATGCCATTGTTTAAGCAATTAAACAAAACGGCAATGTGAGATCCATTTGCCAATTTTGTATAACTTTTAATTACCGCTGAATAACTAACTTTTCCAGTGATGCAATTGTGAATAAAAACGGTATCCCCTACTTTGAAAGTTTGAGATACTTGATAAATTACGCCCATCGGGGCTTTTTTGTCGATTGTTAATGTGGTGTTTTTCATAGTTTTTTGGTTATTGTGTGTGCAAATCTAATCAAGTTTTACACAAAACAAAATAAATTTTAAAATATTTTTAAAAAAAAGCCCCGAGCCGAAACCCGAGGCTAAACTAAAAAATTAGCACCACACTAATAAGGTGCAAAAGTATTACAAGGTATCTAAGACCTCATTAATCCTGCGCAGAGTTGTTAACGTCTTGGGTTCCTTTTTTGCCCAGTGGCTTAGCACCCCTCTATTTATCCCTGCCATGTCGCAAACTTTCGTTAACGATACCCCTTTGCTAACCGCTCGCAGTTTCAACTCCATTACAATATTTCTATCCATCGGGTACAAATTTACAAATTTTGTGTTAAATTTGCAACCTTATGAGTTACCACACTAATACAAGCCGCATATCAAAAAGCGGCCTCGACCTAATTAACCGCGCTCCAGCTCATTACTATGAGCGCTACCTAAACCCAAACGCAATCCCGCAAAAAGAAACGCCCGCCTTAGTAATTGGGTCGGCAGTCCATTGCGCTGTATTGGAACCAGAAGAGTTTGGCAAACGCTACGCCGTTGGGCCAAAAGTTGACCGCCGAACTTCCAAGGGGAAGGCCGAATGGGAAGAGTTCCTAACCCAGTCCGCGGGGCTTACTTGCCTTGACTCAGAAACTGCAACCTTATGCGAGCGCATAATGGAAGCCGTCCGTAAATTTCCTGCTGCAAAGTATCTTTTAAAAGAAGGCCAAGCAGAGAAAGTAATTGAGTGGACCGATGAAGCTATAGAGGTAGATTGCAAAGCACGCCCCGACTGGCTCACTCCAGATAATATAATCGTAGATCTAAAAACTACCGAGGACGCAAGCCCTCGCGGGTTTGCCCAGTCTGTTAGGAAATACAGGTACGATGTGCAGGCCGCGTTTTATTCTGACGGCCTCGAGGCTGCCACCGGCAAAGAGTGTGAAGGCTTCTTTTTTATAGCCGTTGAGAAATCCCCGCCGTTTCTGTGCGCTGTTTATTTTTTAGGTGCAGACGACCTGCTAGAAGCTAGGCAGAAATACCAAAAAAATTTGCTCACCTATAGACTGTGCAAAGAGTCTGGCATTTGGTCGGGCTATTCTGAAATCGTTACTAAATTAGAAATATGGAAATAACATACAATTCACAGGAAAGCTATCGCGCCAAAAGGCTGCTTGATTTAGCTACATTATTACAGGGAACTAGAGAAGATTTATTTGAACAAATTTTAAAATTAGATGACCACAAAGGGCAACTTAGTATTTATTTGGACGACAAATGTACGCTGCACAATCAAAAAGAAATATTGCAAATTTGCAGAGACATTTGGAATTTATTTAATGAATATGAAGTACAACTTGTTATTACAAAAGATATGGGATTGAAACGATACCAGATAAACAATCTTAAAGGCTTTCAAGATTTTAGAATTGCAAAAACCAAAGCACAAGAATTAACAGATTAGCTATGACCACAGAAATAAACACCACCGAACTAACTACCACCGAGCCTAACAACGGCGCAATCTTCGCCCCGGCGCAGTTTGAACACGCCCAGCGTATCGCCAAAGTCCTGAGCAGTTCCGACCTCGTACCAACCCAATACAAAAACAACGTAGCTAATACGCTCGTTGCTCTAGAAATGGCTAACCGTATGGGCGCCAGTCCGCTTATGGTTATGCAAAACTTGCACATCATCCACGGCCGCCCTAGTTGGGGCTCCAGTTTTATTATCGCATCCCTAAACAGCTGCGGCCGTTTCACTACCTTACGCTTTGTAGGCGACGCTAACAAGTGCAAAGCCGTAGCAACTGACAAAGCCACGGGCGAGGTCTTAGAAGGCCCCACAGTGTCCTTAGAAATGGCAAAGGCTGAGGGTTGGCTAGACAAAGCAGGCAGCAAATGGAAAACAATGCCTGAGCTTATGCTAAAGTATAGGGCTGCTGCTTTCTTTGGTAGGCTTTACGCCCCAGAGGTATTAATGGGTATGCAAACGAGCGAGGAGGTGATAGACATAACGCCTATGCAACCCGCTGCTGTCGACGCAATCAATGCCAAGATTAATCCAAAAGGTTAACCAAGTCCTTAGACTCTATCAAAGTATAACTAAAGCGGTTGCCATGCAAGGCGGCCGCTTTTTTTGCTAATAGCATAAACTCGTTAAAATCAGCAACTCGTTTAAAGACTTGGCAGCCGTGGCTCCAGTCATCCACTCGGGTACTATCAACGCCAGCCTTATGTATGTTAATGCCGAATACTCCAGTCTCTGTTTTATCAGTTTGATATATTCCATCCTTTGTAAAATCGCGGTACACTGTTACAGGTGCAACTTGGCGCAGTGCCTCATACTTACCTTGGTGCAAGCCGATGGCGTGGCTACCTCTGTACTGGTTGCAAACTAGGCGCGCAGTTCCGCCGCCGTTGTCGGTTGTAATTGGATATTCTTTGATCACCCAAGCCCCGGCAACTTGGTAAGCAACTACAAGCTTATCGTCAAAAGCGTTAGTAACTTTGTTGCCAGTGGAACTGTTGCGGATCCCGACAATATTTAAATTGTATTCGCCGCCCTCAAAGAAAGCGTATTTCTTAGCGGCCATCGTGGCCCTGAGTTGTTCGATTTTCATAGTATAGCAAAAATAATACTTAGCAATGAAATGCCAAGCGTTAGGCGTTTCCACTTAGTTACCTGCTTATCGGTGGCCTGTATGCGATTTAAAAGCTTCGCCTCAATCTTGCCCTGCTGTGCAATCACTGCGCTATCCACCTTGCGAAACTCCCTGCACAGTGCTAAGTTTTCCCGGGCTTCCGCGCCTTTAATTAAATACAAATTACTTGCCGCAACTATCGAGCTGTCGGTGCATTGCGATAAGGCGACGCGTGGCGCTGCAAGAAGTGTCGCCATTAAGAGTAAGGTAAAGCGTGTCATATTTCTGGGTTATTATGTTCTGCGTATCGTGCAGGGCTACATACTTTAGCCGTATCTGTCGGAGCGTGTCGTGCAATAGAGTTACTTCTTTATCTATCTGAACGATTTTAACAGGGCTCTGAGGCACTTTCTTGATAGTGTATAGGCAAACTGCTAACACAATTAAACAGACAGCCCAAAAGCCCCCGTTTTTCATTCGTCGTTTTTAGGCTTGCCGCTAAACTTATCTATGCTTGTAAAGCCCAGCGTCAAAATAGTTACCCATTCAACTGCTGCAACTAACTCAGCACTCGGTGCAATGTCCTGCGGGCTCATTGAATTATGTGCCATCGTACCGAACAAAACAAACGCACCGATAATTCCGACAAAGCGCTTACTGGATAGTTGGCCGTTGTCTCCTTTAAATATTTCCATTAATTTTTTCATATCACCCCTGCCCAACACTGGGCTTTTTAGATTTGTGTTTATTGATGTGCTTTGTATGTCTGCGGAGCTTATTCTTTGGCTTCGCTCTAAATGTGGATGTGTTGGTTGCCTTTGCCATTATTTCAACCCGTTAAGTCTAAGCATATTGTTAATGCTGATTGTATCCATTTCGGCCATCGCAGTATCGACGCCTAGAAACATCATCGTAACGGCGTACTTTTCAACCTTCGCCTGGGCCTTTAATGCCTGAGCCTTTGCTGCTACAACCGCCTCCTTTAATTCTGCTTTCTCTTCAACCTTCTTTTCAATTAGTTCCGCGCTCATTGTCTGCGCCAACTTGGTAGCCTGCCCTGCTGTTTGCAAATTAGCTTCCACCTTCTTAAGCATTGCCTCGACCTCGTCGTAAGGCGGTTGCTGTACTGCCTGAATCGGTATGCAAATCCAACCTAATAGCAGAAGAGTAGTTAAAAATATTGCAGCCCTCATAGCTTACTCATTGTATTCATGATTCGTATTTCCGTGATCGCGGCAGCCAGTGCACTGTCGGATTTCTTTAATGCGTAGCTGAGGCGGTCAATCTTTAAATCCAAGGCATCTATTTTCTGATTACTCTTTTCAATCTGTTCTTTATACCCCGCCCTAAGGTCCATATACAAATAACTAACAGCCAAAAGCATACAAAAAGCCACGGCAGCAACTGGGTTTTTACGAAACTGGTCAAAGCTAACAGGGATTGGCGAGGGGGTTTTCTTTATGGCGGTCATATCGATGTACTTTGTTTTTTATTTTATTTTGCAATTATCAAAGCGATCCAACTACGACCGCTTAGTTTCATATCGGGAATGGTGGGGGTGGTGGTGGGATGTATTCGGCTTGGGGTAAGGTGAGAACCCAAACCCATTGAGTTGGTGCGATAGTAACAATTTGTTGTTGTGTTAAAATGTTAAACCAAACACCATTGATATCTTGCACACAATTAAAGCATTGAAAAGGTGCAAATTCTTGTCCTTGAATTTGGTCTTTTTGTTCCTCGGTTAATTGATAGCCTAACATTATACTTGGCGTGAAAGGGTTGTTTGAAATGCTTGAACTGCGGTGTAAAAGTTACCTGCTTGGGTGTCGGTTAATCCATCACCAATTGAAGAAAAAGCCAAATTTGCTGTAGAAAATTCACCAAATGTCCCCGCTCCGTTACCTGCTAATAATGCGTAAGTAAAAGCACTTAACGGAATCGACCCATTAGTAAATGTTTCGATTGTTAAATTATTTTGTTTTTTAAAGAAATTAGCAGATGAATTTCTTGATAAAATAAACATGCCTTGCTGAGGTGTTTCAACACTGCTTATAGCCTGCACTGCACTTTGAAGAGATAAATATTCACTACCAGAAAAATTTAAATAGAATCTTGAAAAAGACGATCCCATTGAAACATTTGACGGGCTTGATAATATATTTCGTTGATAAATAGATATATGTAAATTATTTGAAGTTTGCTCGGTGCTTTGATTCAAGTTTGTGTTCATATATCCACTTGTCCCATTGCCAGTAATTCCTAAATTTGAAAATGTAACACCCCCATTAAATGTACCTGTAAAACTTGCACTCTTTAAATTCTGCGCACACGCTGCGGCACTTGCCCCAACCATTGGATAAATGGCTTTCATTAATGTCCAAGTTCCATCGGCTTTCATTTGTCTGACAAGAGTATCAATTGCAACTTGTTCAGTTGCACTTAGCGTTCCACCTGCTGCCGTTACCCTATCAAAAAAAGCCTGTGCGTCTGCATCATAAGCACCGAATGAACCAATCAATCCCAATTGAGTAGGCGTTTGACCTTGTGCCAACTTTTCACCAAACCCTCTAAAACTTCCAAAGTCAGGCATCTTAATAATCTCCTTTTACTGCAAACACATTTACCCCTGCGGTAATGGCAACCGTAGTTCCAACCTTTACAACTTGCCCTGCCTTCAACTGCAAATCCGCATAAGTTGTTACCGCCCTTTGTGATGTTGTTGTAGTTCCTGCGGTAATTGCGCTTAAAACTATCTCATCAAACAACTTGAAATTTGCCCCACTTGTATCACTCACAAAAATCAAAACCAAAGTTGCGGCATTTGTCCCAGCAACCTTTGCCCCAATCTGTGTGATCTTCGTGCCGTTTGTTGCAGCAGTTAAAAGCGTGACGGTGTTTGTCATCGTTGCACCTGTTCGGTCGGTCGTTGCAGTCGTTACCGTTGCGATTGCAAGTTCGGGTGATAGTGCGAATATGGGTGATGTATTTGCTGCCATTTTAGTAGTTATAGAATAAGTATAAAGCGGAGCCTACGCCGCCGCCTGTGTTAGGTAAATTCGTTAAATTAGATCCATCGACAGCAGGCAGTTTTAAATTGCCGTCTAGCCTTACAAGTTTGTTAGCATCGTTAAAAACATTGCCTGCCAAAGTAACTGTATTAGGCAAACGCGCGACATCCAACGTCCCGCTTATGATATTGCCCGCAGCCGTTTGGTCCACGTTTTGCACATTGCCTAAGCTGATTTGGTCCTTAGTAACAGCGTGCGGATTGCTATAGTTTGTTGTATGGTTTGTTAGCGCTGTGGTGCTTGCTTTGGTTGCAATGCTTGCAGCTTGCGCTGTGCTCACTGGCTTATCAATGTCGGCGGTATTGTCTACGTTGCTTAAACCAATATCTGTCTTATCCAATACAACAGCCCCGACTTCACCATTTACAGAAGTAACAGAGCCCTGAGCTGCTATTGTTAAAGTGTTGGCAGTATCGTTATAGGTTATAGTAACATTGGCGCCCGCTTGTAACAGCGCCGCAACCCTGTCATCTACTCGCTCGCTAGTGTAATAAAGCGCAGTCGCTGACTCGGGTATTTCTTGAGTGGTTAAAGAAACCGTGCCGCTTTGATTGTTTACAGATAGAACACCACCGGGCAAACCGCTTGCCCCTTGGATGCCATACAAAACGCCCTTATCAATTACAGAAGTTACTACCTCGGTAGAGGCGGGAAAAGTGATAACGATCGCAGACGCTGGCGCATCTGTTACCGTTACATTTGTAGCCCCTGGTATCTGTACGATAATATCGCTCATAAGTTTTTAGTCAGTGCGTTGCTAAATTGTACGATGTTATCCTTATAAATTACGTGCTTATTGCTTGGGTAACTGGCATCGGTAAAAACCTTTGTAACTTCCATCGATAGCATGCCTGCCTCCCAACCTTTGGTAATGGCGCGCGTTAATAACACAGAACATTGTTTTGTTTGACCGCTTACTGCAATCACAGTGCCTGCTGTTTTCTTAAAGCTTACTTTTAAAACGTCGTTAATAATTACGCCTACTATTACGTCAGCCATTAAAGAAAATGTATCGTCTACCAAATCAATAACAATCGTTACATCCTCGCCAGTATATAAAGCAACAGCCATAAATCAAAAATACAACTACGCCCTCTGTGGCGCGTTAACAAATTACGGATGAGCTGCAATTATAAACCACTTGGTACCGTCGCAAATAATCGTATGCGAATCGTAGTTTGTATTTAAAAGGAAGTGATCCGAACCGTTTATATTTTCTCCAGTGGCTGCATTAATCCTGAAGGTATGCGAGGAACCCGACTTTACGAAGTAATATTTTTTCCCTTTCTGTGTAGCTACAGCAGGCAAAGTAAGTATAACAGAACCGCCCGCAGTATTTCCAATGTGCCCCTCAAAGTTTGTATCCAATGAGCTTGTGCCCGTCGTGTAAGTTTTAAAGGTGCCGTGTTCTTGTAATAACCAAGTAACAGCCTCAGTGCTATCGGTATATTTTAGCATTACCTCGTACTGGGTATCCTGTGTCGGCTGCACTGTTATCGGTTGGTCCGCATCATTAACCAAAAATTCCAACACTTGCTCGGGAACAAAAGTAATCGATCCATTAATATCGGCCACAGCTTCCAGTGCGTAATTTACTTTATCGTCGTTTTTGTTTGGGTCAATTTTGTAACCCTCGCCCGTTGACGTAAGCCCTGAATAAGTAGGCGCCAAATACAGCCACTCCCCATCCCATAACTCGGATTTTGCTTGAAATCTACAGCCATTTAATACCCAAGCGCCGCCGTCAAAGTATAAAGTTTTAATCGCTGTCAATGTTCCCGAGTCCAGCCAAGCCCCCCGCACCACCTGCAAAAAATCTTTATAGCAACCCCCTACTGCATTGCCTATTATTTCTGTAAGAGTTCCGTGCGTTACTGAATCCCAACCACCAAACCAATCGTCAGCAACGACATTTATTGTTCCGTTAAATGCCAAGATATTGCCTACTGCATATTTTGAATCGCTTGAATAATGTGCAATGTTTAAATTTATTTCGGTACTATTCACCGCTGAAGTTGTGCCGGGGGTAAATATTTCTTCAATGTCAAAAATAAAATCGGGGTTGTTATACGCTGAGTTATCCGCAAAAGCAACCTGCACAGATCCCCAAAATGCCTTATCTACTAGCCCGAAAACTTGCCAGCCTCCGCTTTTACTATATTGTTTAACTATCCCTTTTACGTTTACGGTTGCTTTAATTGTTGTATATCCTGCGGGCGCGCTTGTGCATTGCCTTTCCACTGCAAAACTATTCCACGTAGTGCGTTGCCCCCGCGTGTCTATTTCTTCGTTATATGTTTGATAAGTAGTGTCCCAGTATCCATTTGGTTGCAGATACAAAAGCGTTGTACCGTTGGTTACCCATATCACAAAATTTACACCTGTTTTGTTTTCTACTTTCCCGCTTGGGTATGACCTCTGGAACTTAGTTACGATTTTGACTTTAATAGGCGCCTCGTCTGGATTGCTTCCTGTCGGTATGTCGGTAAATTCAGCAGTGTATAGCGCGTTAGAAGAGTTGGCATATGTACGAAATACGCTTCCCACCAATTTACGCTGGGTATCTAACCTAACCAACTTAGCCGCGGGTTGGTAGTAAAGCGATGGCTTAGCTTCCCATTGCGGCCGCGGGCTTGACAATGTCTGCCTGTGGGTATAGGTGCCCGTGCCTTGGTAGCCGAGTGTATAGGAATAACGGCGATAAGCGAGCGTGGTATTAAAATAACCGTTCACTGGCACCATCCAATAACCTGCCATTTCGTGAATAAATCGAACTTGCAAGGCTGCGCAAATCTGCTCCATTGCCTCGGTGCAGGTAAGCATGTTGCTGTCGGCATAATACCCCGCGTCTACATCAATGGCCCGCACGTCCTTCATGGGGTCAAAGTTTTTGACAAACGCGTTTAGGTTAAAACTTAGCAAGTGAATCCCTTTTAATGCGGCCGCACTGGCATACATCAAAGAAGCGTCATAAAAGTAATTCGTTTGTATTCCCAAAACTACCCAATACTGACTCAGTTCAATTTGTTCCAGGCACTTGCGAAAAAGATAGGAGCCTGTAATTATGCCATCCGTAAACCACAGATCACTAACCCGAAAACCTTTTAACAATTCCAATCCATCGACCGCCGTAAGTTTGATCCTCGGCTTTGCTTGGATAGCCTCACGTAGCCGCGTCATCTGATCGGCAACAACTCGGCCTATCCAAATAGCTACATCTTCGCGATAAACAATCATGGCCCAGTTATTTTCAGCCTCTGTGCTAATTGAAATAAAGTCGGCCAGTACAGTATTGTTTGGCATCACCCACTCGGTCGAACATCTTGAGGGCCTTAAAAAATCTTCATAGGTTGCAGTACCTTCGCCCTGCCTGTCAATTTCAAAGCCTTCGCCTGCCAAAATTAACTCGGTGCCTGAGCTTGTAGAACCGCTAGGCGCATCCCACAACTCAACTCTATAATCGATATCTTGTATGCTCTTAAATGAGCCGTAGTAAATTCGTGCCATCTTATCCTCTGCTAGAGTCTCTGTTGTATCGTTCCAAAACTATTGCCAAATCGCGTCCCTGTATACTTGTAGAGGCTACAAAGCCGTTGCTGTCGTTTGTCTTTAACATTCCTTTTAACTTATCCAATGGTGCAATTACTTCAGGGTTAGAACTCGCCCCAGGATATTCTCCCATAAGTCCGAGCGTTGGACCGCTAACTATACCACCGTCGGCAAACGCTGTAACTTCTGGGCCCTTTGATAAAGTATTACGCACGATTGCCGCACCCGCCATCAAAGCAATACCTGCAGCCGCCGCCGCTATCGGATTGGCTACGATTAATTTTTGGAAGGCTTCCGACGCTATGGCCGTGGTTACTAAAGCCTTTCCTAAAGTTTGCATAAATCCCGCAATCGCGCCTAGCATATTTTTACCAAAGTTTTTGCCTGCACCTTCTTCGCCTGTTGCCATGTCTGCAATAAATTGCGCCATGTTCTCAGCCGTTTGCATTTGTAACTCGGCAAAGGCTGCATTAATAGCGTCTAGCGCAGTCTCTGTTTTGGCCGCCCATTCTGCCGTCTTAATTGCTGAGGCATTTAAAGCGCTCGCGTGCTGTTGAAAACTTGCACTGTTGCGGTCTGCCATCGTTTTAAACGCGTCGCTTACCTCTACGGTAGTAGCAACAACCGCAGGGCCCTCTTCAATAACATCCGAAAATAATGGCTCAACTTTAGCCCCTTCTAATGCAACCGGGATCTTATCAAGCTCCGCCAACACATCGGCCATTGATTGCTTGACAATCGGATTCACTGGAGCCAATAAACTGCCGCCTGTATTCTTTGCGGTCAGTTCTTCAGTCTCTTTAATAACCGCTTTGGTAATCTTTATCTTTTCTTTACCTACTACTTTAGTGGCTTCGATTTCATCCAGTGCGAGCGAGTGCACTTTATTTTGATATTCCTCATTTAAGCTTGTACGAATTTGTACACTTTCCTTTGTATACTTTTGGTAAATATCTTTTTTCTCCGCCTCATCATTACCCGCCAAACGCAACTCTTCGGACCGCCTTTGATTTAAAATCAATAAGGCATCCTCGCCCGCCTTTTTGTATAATCCTTTTTGAGTTTCTAGGCTTTTCTTTTTTAACTCTAAAATAAACTTTTCACTTTTGCCCTCTGCTTTTGCTGTTGCAATCGCAATTTCCAAACGGCGCTCCTCAATTTTTATTTTCTTTTCACCGTTAGATAGCAGCTCGCTTTGTGCTTCTTTTAAACGCTCGATATTTTTTTCAACGGCTGCAGTCTCTGCTGCAAGTTTACTTAGCAAGTATCCAACCGCTGCAATCGATGCTGTGAGGATCACCCAAGGCCCTGCAGCTAGCGCTAAATTCATTGCCCTAGTTGCTACGGTTGCGCCGTTAGTTGCTGCTGTATAAATGCTAGTAGCCGCTGCGCTTAGTCCTTGTCGCACTGCGCTTTCTGCCTGTAGGGCATTACCTACCGCAGTTAAGCCGTTGACGATTGCCATAGCAGATTGCAGCTTAACCATTGCCTCCTGCAAATCCTTTCCGCCCAAGCCTGCTAATTGCATGGCTCCCTGCATCGCTCCAAAGGCTCCCGCCGCCGCCTGCACTCCACCTAGCACAGCATCTAGTCTACGCGTATCGCTTGCGAAGTATCCAACTTCTGCACGCGTGTCCGCGATGCTGTCCTTCATGCGGCCCGCCTGTTTAATTATTTCGTTGGCAACTTGCGCAAACTCTGGACCTAACGCCCGGGCTTCCATTGCTAATTGGGTTAACTGCCGCACGCTTCCCATCGTTGGGTTACGCGTAGCAATAGCCGCCAAACGTTCCTCCATCGACTTCGCCGACTTGGCAACCTCGGCGCTCATTTGGTTGCTGCTCTTTTGTACTATCGCAATCGCTTTGTTAAAGCCTTCGCGCAGTTTCTCAATGTCTGCCCCAATTACAATATTTAAACTTTTAGCCATTACCTAGTAAAGTTAATTAAATAGTCCTGAGAAATTTGGTATAAACCTGCAAAGGCGGCTGTATCGTCGGCTGTTTGATTCTCGCCGTCGTATTCCAGTGTTTGGCATTTGATCCCGTTAAAAGTTCCGGGCAATGTTACCGCCTCAAACGCTGTGCGAATTGCTGATGCAACTGCCTGCGCACTGCTCAAACTTGTGCCATAAGCATTAACTTGAACGCGTGCAAACTCCGTACGGCTATGCCCTGACTTTGTAGGGTTAGGAACTTGGCTAATTAAGTTATAACTCACAGCAGGAAACGCGCTTTCCTGTGGTATCCTAACAGGATTTAGGCGCGTAGATATTAGCGCAGTGAGCGCCGCGTTAGTACTTAGGATATTGTAGGCTATTTTATTTGCGCTCATGCTTTCGCGTCTGGGGTTAACTTATCAAAGACATGCGAATATAACTTTAAAGCGTCGTGAATAGATAAGTAATCGGACTGCTCCCAAGGAAATGTTAACAGACGTTTGGGCTCTATTGGTTTCTTTAAGTGCGGGGCCATGCCCGTAGCAACAGCCCAGCGGGTTATTTCCCATTGGTTGCGATACTGCTGCTGCTGAGCTTCGCGCATCCCTTCCAATTTCAAACGCCAAAAGCGAGGCGTAGAAAGTAAAAACTCCCTTTCGCTTAGCATCATTTCGCCGTAAGCAATGCGCTCAATCTTGCGCCAAGTTAGCGGGGCGCCGTCGCCCTTGGCAGTTACTCCCCCGTTGACTCTTCAACAGGTGCAAAAAATTCTGTTATTGCTGCGGTGAATCCTTCCAACGCTGGGCTAATCTCTTGAAACTTTTTAATGGCCGCTCCTAACTTTTGCACGGTTGGGTAAGGCGTCTTTTTATCCTGGGCCTCGTAGCCTTCCAAGATTCCGTAAAACGCGCAGCTCAAAGCAAAATCCATAGACTTAGCCAAATCCTTTTGCAAGTTTAAATCTGCAAAGGTTTCCATCCCTGCAACTTCCATAATGTTGCGCAGGCTGTTCATGTTAAATAAAAGGGGGTGATCAACACCCCCTAGTTTAATTGTAGTGCTCATGGCACAAATATAACACTATTAAGCAACAGTACCCAAAGTCAAAGCGCCAGACCCCTGCAAGGTTCCTGTCCAAGTTGCTTTGTCGTTGTTTGGTGCGCTAAGTGACAAGCTAGTAAAGAAAGCGGTACCGCTATATTTTTCGTCGCCTGTTACGTTTGAGCTCATTACAATAGTCAATAAAGTACCCGCTAGCAAATCTGTAACCAAATCCTTGTAAGAAACTTGTGAAGCTCCTACGCTTGAGTCATCTTCAAAGATTGCTTCAACGTTCAAAGTGTAGCCATACTCGCCGGCGATAAATTCCTTCGCGCCTGCGCTGTCTTTACTTGTTACGTCGATCATGTCTTTAGAAATGTCGAGTGAGTTAGATGTCGCGTTAGCGATTTTTTTAAGTGTGCCGCTTACATCTTTATAGATGCTTATAAGCGTGCCGTTTACTGGTCCAGTAGTTGCCATGATTATTTATATATTAAGTTATTTTTTTTAGCTAATTTGGCTAGGATTTTATCCACGCCGTTTATAATTCCGTCCGTTACTCTGCCCGCGTTCTGGTCTAATGCCGGGCGCATAAAAGGGCGCGCTTCAATGATGCCAGTATAGCGGCCTGTCTTTTCCTGTATACGCGCAACAGTGCCATATTCAAACATCGGCCCGAGGTAATTATTGTAATATTCTTTACGCAATCCAATCAGCACTTTTGTTTTATTGTCCTTATCCTTGCCAGTAATAAAGCCGATGGATGCCGCTAAGTCTCCGCTATCCTTTGGCGCTAAGTTCTTTGCACTACTAATTATTGGCAATGCCTGAGCTTTGAGCATGCGCTGAAATTCGGGGTTATCGATTTCGACCCCCATCGCTTTTAAGGCGTCTATCACCTCGGCAATATTTTCAACGTTTTTGCTCACTCTGTTAGTTCCGTTTGTAGCTTCAAATATAAATTCCTTGCTAGGTTCGCAATGTTAACAATGTTATGATTAAGGCCCGCGTCAACTATTCTATGCTTCACGCTTACCGCTGAATTATAGCGGATTGTATAGTAAACAATTTGCTTATGCTCTCTGCGGTCCGCATTCACTTGCTCGCTTCCGCTTTCCTGTTCTACGCGCTGAGCCCAAGCCGTTGCGTATTCGGTCCAAGTTTGCAATTTCTCCCCTGTATTCGCGTCGATAGTTTCCGCATAACTCTGCAGGCTTACCAATACGTCCATAGATCCCGACTGCATTATAGTATAATTTGGATTTTGTAAGGATCTAAAAGATACTCGAAGCCTAAAGATATTTTGCTTTGAATGGTTCCCACTACTATCGCGTTCCTGTTATCATAATACTGACCGACTAAAAGCAAAGCAGCATGTTTAATAGCCATTGGAAAAATAGTATCTGGGTCAACGCTTGCGGTTCCCACTGGATTAAATCCTTCAGATACTTCAATAATGTACTTAATCGTATCGTCGGTTATTGAGTCGGGCGCTGTATTAATAAAGATATTTCGTGAGTAGTTCCCCATTGGGTCAGGTGCTACTATCCAATCGCTGCCAGCAAAAGCCGTTACCGCTTGGCTAGAGTTTACATAACTTACAGAGTTCACAGCCAATACGCGGCTATTTACGCGAAGATAATTACCGCTAGGTATATTGAGACCGTTAACGGGATTGATAAGCGCAGGCGAGCCCGTAAAGCTATCAAAGCCGTATTTTGCCGTACCCTTCTTAATTGAGTAGCCCAAATAATTGCTGCAGGCGTCAACGGCCATACTGATAAGACCGCTAATATAACTGTCATCATCTGAGGCAGTAACGCGCAAATGCTGCTTAGCATCGGCTAAACTCAAGTAGTCTGTGGCGACATTTGCAAAGGCTGTGTATCTTCTACTTTTAAACATTATTCTGCGTCTAGTGCGGTCTCTGGGTTAGTCGGTTTCTTTTTGGTCTTAGGTGCAGCTACAACTTCAACAGCCCCAGCCTCAAGTAACAACTCGGCTTGCTTTGTTTCAATGTCTACCACTTCGCCCAAGTTGTAACTTAGGTTAAAGATTCCTGTTGGGTTGATTAAAAACTTTACTAACATTTGGCCCGTGGGGGGTGCAGTCAAGACCCCCCGCAGCACTCGGACTTTTACGCCCCCGAGCGGGCTAGTGATTAGGCAACGATGTCCTTACAAACCGCGAAGGCTGCAGGGTTCAACAAGTTAACATCCAAATAAGAGTTAAGTACTACGTTAGTCAAGCCGGCAGTAGCTCCGCTATACGGGTCAACTGTCAACTCCATACCACCCCAGTTAGCGATAGCCATTTTGCTGAAGTCTCCGAAGATCATTGCAGACAAAGTAGAGCTAGAACCTTTAGACAAGTTGCTAGGCACCAAGGTAGTTGTTTGAACATTGTAACCGTTCAAATCAGTACCACCAGAAGGCCAAATAAAGTTACCTTCAACACCTGAAGCCTGGCGGCTAGTTGTTTGCAATTTAGCTTTTACCAATGGGTTAGTCAAGTAAGCAACACCGTTTCCGTTAGCGTTCTCTACTGCTTTCATCAAGTTAACAACATCGGCCCAAACTGGAGCGATTCCGTTAGCGTTGGTAGAGTTAGAAGTTGCGCCACCTGCGAAAGTTACGTTTACGTTAGCGTTACCGATAATTCCTACAGGCTCGTTAGATCCACCACCTTTAATTGCAGCAGTTTCCAAAGATTGTGCCATTGCATTTAACAACCAGTTTCTTACGTACCCGTCAATAGAGTTGCTAGATTGCAACATTAACTGGTTAGAAACTTGGATGTAAGCAGCCAAACGCTTAGGGCTGAAAGTGATTTTAGAGAAAGCGGGGCTCTTTTCGGTAGCTGTGCCGTTTTCAGTATTCCAACCTGCAGAAGGCAAAGTTGATGCTGTTGGTAAATCCAAGTTTCCAACCAACCCGCTCAAACGCTGAACGCCCAAGCCTGCCAATACTGTGCGAGGCAACAAAACGTCAATGATAGAACCAACAGAAGTTTGGATATTTACTCCACCTTCAGAGCCTGAGCTTCCACCTGTTGCAGTCATGTCACGTGTGAATACTTCAGAAGGGATTTTGATAGAGTGAGCAGAAACGCTTACACCTGAGCGCTGAAATTCAGATCCACCCATTGCAGAAAATTCACCCTCAACGCCTTCACGACGGCCAGTGATAGCCATTTCCATTGCGCGCTTAAAGCTGTAATCTTTAGCCATGTTTGACTTTTCTTTCTCTTCGCTACGGCTTGCGCTGTGGCCTGCTGCTTGAGCTGCAAGGTTCTGCAATTTCTCTAAGGTTTCAACCTCTGCTTTGATCGCGCCCAAACGAGCTTCGATTTCAGACAAACGGTTAGTTTCAGTGTCAGCCATAGAACGCGCTTCGCGCTCGATAGTTGACTGCAAGGTAGACAATTCGCCGAGCAAACGTCCACGCTCTTCTTTTAGGGCTTTAATTTTATTCATGATTTTTGTTTTTTTAATAGTTTGTGTATCTGGCTAAAGCAAGTTTTAAAATATCTGCGCTTACTTGACTTTGTTTTGCGGCTTCAATTTCTAACTCTTGGTCTCTTGTTGCTGCGATGCTGCGAGCGTCTGCTTCTGTATCCTCGTAAGCGGGATAAGTTACAGGGCTCACGTCGTATAGATCCTCAATCATTGAAATAGAACGCTTACCCATACTGCCGTACTTTTCGGACTCGCTCCAGTTCTGTGATTTGATTGTAAATGCAAATGAGCTTTGAGTAATGTCTCCGCGCATAATGCTGCGCACTACTGACATGTGCGTAGGATTCTCATAATCTGGTATCCAAGTATATTCAAGATTGCCGTCGCCATTTACAAACACTCTGCAAGTATCTGCCTTTGTGCGGCCCAAAATTAAATCGGCTTCGTGGTTAAACAAACAACGGATATCGTAATCCTTACTCAAAGCGTTGTCAAACGCCCCGGGCATTATCACCTCTTCAAAATATCCAAGGTCAGTAACTGAATTAATAACGGCAGCGATGCCACCAATTTCTTTTGGCATGCCTTCGCCGTCTGCTCTGGTGTGGACGGTGCCCGTAAATGTGCGCCTTTCTTGTTTCATTTTAATTTATTGTTTGATTATTTACGCCGTCTGGGTTATTGTTTTTATCTGCAGTTGCCATAAGGTTTGCAATCTTCGCGTCCATATACTCGTTAATCTGACTGCTAGGCATTAAGTTGGCTTCGATTAAATACTCGTCGCCACCATCAAAAGCGTTAACATCCTCATAAACCCGCGCCTCGTTTCTAGAAAGCCAGCCGCCGCGGATGCCTTTATTATAATAGTCTGCTCGCTCGTTAGCGGAGGCCCTCAATAGTGAGTTAAAATTAAATTTAAAGTAATACGTGAGCTTGTCGTTTTCTGTTAGCAACTTGCGCGCTAGTTCCTGCTCGATGTTTATAGCGTAGCTCATTAGAGTTCGCGCGTAAAAATCTTGGTACTCCTGCTCAACGCTTGACTTAATCCCTGCGGTTGCGCCGATCATTGACGCGGGAACTCCAAAGATTCGTGCAATTTCCTCGCTGCTAAATTTACGAGTCTCCAAGTACTGTGCCTCTTCAGGGCTTAGGCTTAATTTCTCCATCTTGATGCCGTTGGGAAGCACAGCGCTACGGCTTGCCCCGTCTATAACATCGTCGAGGGATTTTTTCAAAGGCCCCGCTTGATCTATTTTTATCTGCGCGTCTGACGTTAACAAAAATTTCAATACTCCATTTTTATAAACGCCTGCGCTCTGGCTAATTGCTGCCAAGTCAATGCCTAAAGTTTCGGCGTGCAATACTACAGGGCTTAAACCTACTAGCGGATTATCGCCACACATTCCTTTAAAGTGTAGCATTTCAGTAGCGGGTATCATGCCCGGGTATCCTGCGAGTGTAACCTTGTAAAATAAAAGGCCGTCCTGCATTACTGGCGTAACGTACTGCGGAGCGATTGGGTGCAACTCAATGCCGATGTTTCGCACGTCGCGATTAATAAAAGCGTAAGCGTTACCAGTTAGCGCCAAGTGGCTAGTCATGTACTTAGTAAAATCGTATTTAGTTTGGTAAGGGTTAGGCTCGTTAGTTAAAGCTGTGGCGTAGTGGATTATAATTTGATCCCTGCTTTGGCCATCGTCTTTATACAATTTCAAACCTAGCCCCGCGATTCCATCAGCAATAACTCTAACGCAAGCGTGCACGGATGCAATGCTTAACGCCGTTGTATTATTTACGGCTTGGCCGCTTTTGGTTTGATAGCCAAAAATATTGTTTAAGGTATTTACAAACCAGTCTGCGGGTTGCGTTAGCATTGACCGCTTTTCTGTTTTCCGTTCCCAAAATCGTAGATTCATCGCCCGCAAATTACAACCTCTTTAATTCTGCCGTGTTAACAAATCTTATTTATTAC